TGTCAGCATTCACCAAAGCGCGGAACGTCGGGTCAGCGTTACCACCGCTTGCAGGGCCAATGAATGCTGCGTTCGCCGCAACCGGCGCAATAAGTTGTACGCTGCCCCACGTATACGCACCCGTCCCACCCGATACGAGTACCTGACCCGCAACGCCAGTCGGACCCAACGCCATAACCGAACCGGTCGAATAAGGTAGCGCACCGGCAATCGGAGACAACGCTGAACCAGTACCGCCACGACCCAACGGCAATGCACCGGAAGTCCTCGCGCCATCCGACAAGTCCACCGCCGGGTGAACGTGATCTTCACGCGCCAACTTGCTCGACGTACCCGTCGCTGCGACACCACCTGCAACCGGTACCGATGTCGCGTAGTCAGCCGATAGCGTCAAATTCTGTGCAAGATTCCCGCCGCCGATGATTCCGCTGCCGGTAATGATCTGACGCGAATCCGGTACGTATCCCGTAACCACCAGCGACGTGGTGCTAATGCTGGTGATGCGGCCTTTGGAACTGACTGTAATAACCGGTACCTGCGCACCCGTGCCATACGTGCCCGCAGCGACACCCGTCGCGTCCAACTGCGTATCACCGATGCCACCGTTCGCTACCGCAATCGTAATGTCGTGCGACAACGTACCGCCGCCCGTCAGCCCCGTACCCGCATTGATGGCGCGACTTGGCGGTACCGTCAGATTCTGATTGATCTGACTGAACTGAACCTTATAGGTCGTACCCGCAATGACAATAGGAAAGTAACCCGCCGGGTCAGCGACCGGGGCTTCGGGTAACTGCGTGATCCGCGATGGCACCAAATTTGAGGGTACCGTAGCCATTATGGCACCTGCTCCGGTTCAAGGTAATCGTCGCCTTGTTCGTTGATCAAGAACGTGTTGCCGTCTTCAGAAATCACACCATAGGGTGCGCTGGTGAGCGGCGTGTCCGGACGAACAAAAGGCAGTGTAATTCTTTCAGTCTGACGCGCTGGCAATCGGTACGGATCAAGTTCATCCAGATCCGCTTTGCATACGCGCAAGCCCGGATAATTCGGATCAGGCATCAATTCTTCAAGCGGAAACTTGCGACTACATCTATCGCAAATTCCAATAGCCGCATAAACTTTTCCGCGAGTATCAAGATAAAGTGGCATGGCTTATCTGGAATATGGGCTGATATTCACTTGGAAGTAGATCGGAGAATTATCTCTCTCTTCCGCTTCCGCCTGCGCCAACGCCTTCTCTGCCTTCGCTTCTAAGATCGGCATCAGACCCGCATCCACTTCCGGAGTTTCTTCCGCAAGCTTCGATGCCAACATCGCAACGACTGCATCAAACCAACGCTGCGGGATTTCCAACTCCTGCGTCATGGTGCCAACGTCCATGATGTACCGATGCCGCCACACCACAATCTGCTGCGTTTCTGCCGTCGCATTCGGAATCGGCCACAAGCGCATGATCGGACGATTGATCTGACGGTCAAACCAGAACTGCAACGGGCGACCTTCAAACGACTTGTTGGGCAACGCCGTGTAATCATCACGGTTCAATCGCGCAATCGGAATCTCCGTCGGCGTATTGCCAAAGTACACATCCGTTGTCGTCAACGTCCCGCTTGTGACACGCACTCGGAAATAATCCGCCGTCTGCGGGATGGTGGTATCTACCCAACTCCACTCGCCCAAAATCTGCGTCGGAGCCGTGGTGTCTTCCACAGTCGGCACAATCGTCCACACCGAACCATTGTTGGACTTCTCAACCACATACGGCTGAGATACCGCACCCCACTTGATGCCAACCGTCGTAACGGTCAAGCCTTCGTCGCTGAAGTTGGTGAACGTCGTTGCCGTAGAAGATTCAGTACCCAGCGCCTGCTGCAACGTACGCAGGTTCGTATTGAGTACGTCCACCGTACCCAAAGGCAGCGTTACCGCGCCTTGCCCCTCATAAAGCGGCATCACCGTGCGTTCAATACACCAGAGCTGTACACCACGGTTCGCAAGATTGCTTAGGACCAAATACAACTGGTCGTTCGCAATGTCGATCATCTCAGAAGTGATCTGCTGCGCACCCAGCCGACAACGCCTGTAGGCATGGTCAATAACCTGCCTAGTCGTGAATTGAGTTGTCGAAACTGTACCGGAAGTTGCCATCAGGGTCCCTCTTGCGCCGTGGTCTACTGCACCGAGCAGACCCTAATGACTATCTGTCGCTATCTTAGCACTAGATGCCTTACGCCACCTTGCGACGCATCATACCGCCATGGGCCTTGCGATCCGGCATGTCAATGCTGCGACCCGGAGCATGCTTCTCAGCGCGTTCCATGGCTTCGCGAGCACGACGGTCCTGACGACCGAGCATCTTCGCCTTCTTCGGGCTACCGCGATACGGGCCCGTCTTACCGGCGTAATTATCAACTGCGCCGCCCATGGCCTTCTTCATACGACGCTCTTCAGACAACGCAATCGCAATCGCCTGCTTCGGGTTTTTGACAAGTGGTCCCTTCTTGGAACCCGAGTGCAACTCACCCTTCTTGTACTCGCGCATCACCTTGGCGACCTTACCGCCGTTTTTAAATGGTGACTTCGGAAGTTCACCATACGCGCCTTGATCATATTGACGCGCATTTTCATAAATATCTCTAACAAAGTTATAGACATCATTAGCAGTCGTAGCTTGACCAACAGGACCGGCTACACGCTTAGCAACTCCGCTAACCACTTTTTTAGCGCCTGACATCATTGCAGGAACCGATCTTGAAGAAGAAGGCGCTGGTGCGGAAGGAGCCGGTGCGGTAACAGCGCCGCCTTTAGCGTATCTAGCTACGCGACCACCACGGGCTTTGCCTTGCGGTTGTGGAATTTCTTCAACAGTAACAGTGGGCTTTTTACGAGTGCCCGCCAAATAACCGGCTAGACCACTCAACGCACTAGCAGCAGTCAATGCAGCGCCAAGCTTGCCACCACTCAGCCCTCCCCGAACAGGCGCCGATTTCGGTTGTGCAAGCGATTTATTGACTATTCTATCAACATAGCTTTGAGGCATGTTCTGCTGTTTAGCAAACTTTTGAAGCTCCTTTAATTCGTCAGAAGCTTGATACCCTCCAGCCGGAACACGATTTCTTGCGTTGTATCTTAACTCTGCTTCACTCGGTAATGGGCGTCCTGTGCGGCTAAATCCGCCATTCTGAAATTTCTGAACCTTACCGCCCTTGGCGTATTCCTGTAGACCGTATTTGCCATAAGACGGCTTCTTGGCAGAAGGCATCTCAATTTTCTGGACGGTTTGCGGAACAAAATCCTTGCTCACGCTTCTGGGCGAAGACATCTCAATATTTTGAACAGTTGGCGGAACAAAATCTTTACTCACGCTTTTGGGCGAAGGTTTAGCAGCCTTCCTTGCGGCAATTTCAGCGTTTCTCTTAGCCGTCTCTTCCCTTCTCTGCGCTGCGGCTTTTGCCATCGCAGCCTTGATTTCGGCTTGGTTACGACCCTGAATCTTTACTTTGCCGCCATCGGCGTAGCCCTGACCCTTGCCCATCGTCGGACGCGATTCCATACGAGCCGCACCCCGCGCCGGAGCATTCGGCTTCGCACGAGAAGGCATACCCTTGGAGGACATCCCCGCTCGGGAAGGCATTGCTGAATCACGGAACCCAGCCGCAGCCGGGAACTCAAAATCTTTGACGTATTTAACGGCCATGTTGGTTACCTCGAAAAACGCGCCTTGAACGCTACCCACCACCCGGTGAAGCGCGCTTTTAGCACCAAGAATTTAATGCCAAGCTGATCTTTCCAAGAAAGTTGTACCGGCTCAACAACCGGCGCTGCCTTCGGCTTACGCTTGCGGATAACTTTCTTTTTCATCTCAGCAATCCCATTTTCTCAAAGATAATGCTTTGCGCGTCGGACGGCCTTTGTCATCTTTCATCGGCCCCGGCATGCCTGACATTCTCGCACAAAAAGACTTACGACGAGCCGCCGCCTTAGGAGACTTCTTGGCCTGACCAGCGGAAACCGGCGGCTTCAAGTTCATCCCCTCACGTTTGGCGCTACGGCGACCGGCTTCATTCAAACCGCCAGCCGGATTTTTTCCAGCCTTACGTTGCCATGCCGCAGTCTTGAAAGCCCCGCCGCCTTTGGAGAACTGCTTCCACTCTGCCCAGTCACCCGCGCACTTCATTACGCAATCCTCTGCATATTGAAGATGATTGACGGAATCTCCGGAATCACACCCGAGGCAGAAGAGTAATCCAGCAAAACATTTGTATTACTCACGGACCAAATTAACTGCACGTAATCACTAATGCTCATAGACTCAAAAATTGTAATTTGAGCCAATGTTTTTCCACCGTCTGCTACTTTTGGAACGGAAATTACCGAAGCCGAGTTAGGAATGTTAGTGCCGTTCTTTCTGAACCAAAACGTAGAAGTGTGGTTAGTACTGTCGGTATTGGCAAACTGAATGCTTGTATTTATTGAATAAATACCCGCCGCAGCCACCGTCACGTTCGTACTAGAAGCAATCGTGATCCCCGTATTAAACGAGGCCGCGTTGTTCATGTTCGCCGTGTACGCGACGTTAGCCGACGTAGCCGTTTGATCTACGTGCGATTCAAACTGTGCAATAGCCCGGTTCGTAATCGTATTGAACGGAACCGTACCCGCACTGATCGTGATGGAGTTGAAACTACCCGTCGTGTTGCTAATGGTGACGGAACTAATTGTCCCGCCCACAATGCTCACAGAATCATTGGCAAAGTTCTTAACCTGAGTCGCGGAGATCTTGACGGAAGTAGAACTTTGTACCGCTTCAAAAAGTTCCGTTCCGCCAAGCGCCGTACCCGCCGACAGATCCGTGATCTTGACGTTAGCCATGGCTTACTTCGTAGACTGCTGGACAACCGTGAAGCGAACCGATCCGCTGCCCGAATTGATCTTCAAGCGAACCGCTCGCATCAACGTCGTCGTGAACTGAGTCTCATCGCCACTCGCCGCCGTCAAACTCGCTGCCGGATGCGGGACCGCCATCTGCACAATGCTCGTGTCAAACGGATCTTCGTTGGTGTACTCCACCGAGTAGTTCACCGTTCCGCTCGTCTTGGCGGAAATCGTGGTGACCTGATTCGGCGTGTAAATGTCCATCGGAATCCAACCGGTATATCCCGGCAGCGCATTGCCAATGCTGATCGTCGCACTCGTCGGCGCAGAAGAAGTTACCCCAGTCACCGTCGCAAACGACAAGGCACCGGTCAACGTACCCGAAGCCGTCACTGCAAGCGTCTCCACTTGCGGCGCACCACTCGGAGCCGTACCCGTGACAATGAAATTCACCGTGGCCGACTTCTCACTAAACGCAGTGATATAAGCCGGAACCGTCAGCGTGGCAACGCCACCCACCGCCAACGAGCCGTTGATGGCAACGACAGCAGAATTGTTTAACTGAACCGCAGCAACGCTATCGCCGTCTGCCGCAGGCTGTGATCTCGTAAAACTAATAGGACGCATGGTGCGACCCCTCTATAGTAAAAGGGGGCCGTTGCCAGCCCCCCGTTGTTACTGATTACAGCGTCAGGCTCTTGTACAGCGCAATGTACGCAGTCGTAGCACCAATCATCACCGGAATGTAACCGGTCTGATCAGCCACCACACCGGACAGTGCGCTACCGCTCGTCAACTTGGTCGAGCCAATCGTGAGCGTGGTCGCAAGCAGGTTCGTCACCGTGCCCGACGCAGCGCGAAGAACCGTGGCAGAAACGTCGGAGGAAGAAATTGTTCCTGAAACAACGTTGCCTTCAAAACCATTGTTGGACCGTACCGGCCCACTGAAAGAAGTTCTCGCCATTGCAAATTACCTCATGCACAAGTCGCCCATCCGTCTGTGCATCGTCCGCTAGGCCGGTCGAATGGGCTGGTTAAACCTAGTTCACACTTGCTTTGGGTTTTCTCTTAGCGAGCATCTTCGCTCGAAACTCAGGGTCCGCCCAACGCTGCTTCAACAATTCTGCCTTAGCTGCGCGAACCTCAGGCGTGTTGTACGCCCTCGAATACTCCCCTGCTGCCTTACGAGCTTCTTCATTCTCGTAGTACGCTCTAGACTTCTTAGAAGCCTCAGCGCGGCGCTCCGGAGTCGATTTCGCTGCCTTGATGGCAAGCCTAATACTATCTCCTTTCTGTGTCCATAGTCTTTTTGTGGCTTCGCTCTTACGCGCCTTCTCCTCCGGTCTAGCGTGCGCTTCCGCCCGAGACGCTGCCTGCTTCGCTCGGTAGTCCTCGGACTGCCACGCCTCGCGCATCACCACGCTAATCCGGTTACGTACCTCTTCGGTACGGCTCTTCAGAATCGCAGCCCGGAGTTTGGCGCGGTGAGCGGGGTCGGCTTTTAATTTTCTTTGCGACTCAAGAATCCTTGCCCGATGTTCTGGATTCTCCCAAGCTCGTTTAATGATTTTGGTCATCATTTCTCGCCATTCAGGCGTAGAGCATTGTTCGCGTTTTTTTCGCAATCTTTCTTCGCTGTACTTTAATCCAGCGGTGCCTTGGCCTCCTTCGGTAAGATTACAAAGTGAGCCAGTTCGCAGGTCCCGACGCCCGTATTGGGCAATCAAGTCACGCTCCATAGCAAACGCTTCTTCTTCATCCTCCATGTAAGCTGCAATCGTGATCTGCGGAACAAGACCCGCAGCCCGAATCTTATCCAGCACTTTCTGCAAAAATGGATTAACGCACCTGCGTTCCCAGTGATAACTGGCGCGGTCTAAGTCTACGGTGCCTTTGCCAACGTAAATGGGCTGAAGCCCTTTCCCCGGACGGGGATCAAGATAAACGTACACATAAAACTTGCCCGGCTGCTGCATGACTGCCTTCCTGTTTCCAAGTTGGCTAACATCATACAGAGCCGGGCAAGGATTTGTCTAGAGAAAAAATCTCTTACAAATCAAGACCTCAGAGCCCAGCTGTGCCGTAAACGGTGCGGGGATCTGTAAATCCAACCGCATAACGTTCCGTCGATTTAAAGCGGGTGCTGTCGGTCTCGAAGTCGCCTTCCATGCTCTTCTCAAGGCCACGACGCATCATGAGCTTGAGACCTTCCGGCGCGTCCGTCTTCACCCACCAAGCGGTAGTGGAGGTCAAACGCGAGAGGTTGGCCTGACCACCAGCGAGGAGGCCCATCGACTTCACCGGGTTGATGTCGTTGTCGGCGGTGCCCGTACGGAGGACGCTCTTGAGGAGCACTTCCGCTTGGAACACGTTGGACGGCGACACCACGAGCTTCTCCGGGTTCAAACGGATGCGCTTGCCGTTGTTGTCAACAGCGTTGCGGATCTGAATGAGGAGCTGCTCAAGCGAGGTCTGCGAGAGCGCCGCCGGAGTCGTCAGCTGGTTGCTGAACGTGCCGTTGGCAATCGGGTGACTGGTCGAGACGAGGGGCACGCCGTCGCCGCCGTTGAAGCCAGCGGTGAAAGCGCGGTTCAGCACGTTGGCGCAGAGGGTTTCCTTCGTTTCGATCAGCGACTGCGCGAGGTGCTTCGCGTAGGTCTGGCCGATACGGATATGGTCACCATCTTCCACGAGCACCTTCGTGAGCGCGAATGCAAGGCCATAGACCTTGTAGACGTAACGCTGCAAGAAGAGCACGCCACCGGCCTGATACGTGACCGGCATACCGTCCGGAAGTTCCGGAGCAGCGCCGAACCCGTAGAGCACCGGCTCTTCGTGGTAATTGCGGGGAATGCCCTGCTGCTGGACGAAGACTTGCTTCCACTCGTCAGCACGCTGGTCATAAACGCCATCGAAAGCCTCATTGAGAATCGGCTCAACAATGGAACGAAAGTCAGTACTACGCATTGGGACTGCCATGTTCTAGTCCTCCTTAGAATGCGGCCTTGTCAGCGACGTACTGGTGCTCGCTGATCTGGACCTGAACGATGGTGAACGAATCGCCAGCCGTGTTATCCACAGCCGGGGCGATGCTGATGACGCGCAAGACTTTGTTGCCCGAGGTTACGAAGCCCGAACGGTCGAGCTGCGCAAGGGACAAGCCGGTCGTGACGTTGCCCGAATCAGCATTGGCAAAATCAGCCTGATTGCTGATGTTCGTGACCGAAACCGAGCCGTTGGCCTGAATTTCGTACACGATAGCCGGGTCAAGCGTTACGTAGGCAACAATTTCCGTGGCGGCGGTTGAGGCCGTCCACTTGTTGCTCACGCGACGACGCCCGTCGGCATCAGTGAACTCGACGCCCATGAAGGTGCCGATGATGGGGTCAGAATTACCAGCAGCTTCCACGAAGCCATCCGTGTCGAGTTTGACAGGTTGGAACTGGAAGATGTTGGAGGTGTAGCCCGTCTCAATCGTCATAGCGGTCGGTCGAAGAATGCCGCTAGGATGATAGGCAGGCCGGAGACCAAAAGGTGCACTGGTCGATGACATGCGTTAAATCCTCACAAAAAAGATATGTGACTCACATCACTCCCACATTTGTGGGGCGCGACGTGTAGCCGATTCCCGCATCGCCTCAATGCCGTCACCTTCGAGCACATTTGAACCGGACTTCTGAGCCTGATCTTTGAGGAACTCAGCAGTTTCGGCCAGTCGGCTTTCTTCCCGAGCGGGCGCATCAAAGTGCGCTTCCTGCATGTACTTTTTGTACAGCGACAGGGGAAGTTTAAAAGCCAACATCTCGTTGACACCAATAAACCCAATGTACTCGCCAGTTTTCAGCGTGGCATATTCCCAACCGGGAACATCCTCTGGTTTAATCGGCTCATATCCAAGCCGAATTCTGCCCTGTATCGAGTCTCTCGGATTCGTGGTTGTCAACCAGCAAGTGTGATAACCCGGAATCTTCGGCAAATCAGGCAACGCGGCCTGAAAAAATTGCTGACGGAACATTTCAACCCGGTCGTCATCGGAGATATTTCGCTCCTCTACCACTGCGCGATCATACGCAGCACGACTTCCGCGACCTTCGCCTAATGCCTTTTTCAGCCTTTCATCGCTCATAACTCGCTCCCTTGTTTAGCGAGAAGAATTGTTACGGTCATAATCAGCATAACGCTTTATGTACTTTTGGCGCAAGTCTGGGTTATCCCACACCCCTGCGTCGATCAAAGCCTGTTTGCGTTCTGGGCTGATATAGATCTCTTTTCGGGTAGACGGCGCGGCATATTCGCGCTTACCGCCGACCGGGGGTCCACCCCGCTTTTTGGCTTTTGGAGCGTCTTCCACAGTGTCTTCCCCATACCGGTGCGGTAGCCGCTTGGCTACACGATTGTCAAGTTCAATCCAATAATCTTCCGTTGCCGGGTTAAACCCTTCGGAAGCAAGGCGCTTATCAATGGCCTGTACGATGGCCGAGTCTTCGTCGTTACCTTTGGGGTCGTACCAATTGTTGGCACCGATCCACTCTTTGGCATACGCCGCGACACGCGGGTCTGGACCTTCTTTGCGCGGTTGAACTTGAGTTTGCGCCTTGAGGCTCTCCAACTGCTTGCGACGATCCATGAGCTGGTCACGGATGGCAAGTGCCTTGGCCACATCTTCGCCCTGACCTTGTTCGATGGCCTTGGCAATGATGCGGTCTACGGTATGGATTTCAGCGCTGGTTTCGTTGAGTCGCTGGTCCGCAGCCTGTTGGTCGTATTCGGTCGTGCGCTTTTCAACGGCTTGCAAGCGGCGTTTGAACTCATCATTCTCTGCCCGCAGGAAAGCCAATTCGCGCTCTTTGTGTTCAATCGCAGCACGGCGACGGAACTTACGCTGCTGGCGCTGCTGACGCTTCTCCTCAGGAGTTAGCGCTTTACGACCACTAGGTTCCTCTTCGGGTTCCTCGTTGTCCGCATCAGCCAGCCGCTCATCGGATTCATCTTCCGCCGAAGCCTCTGCTTCTAGAGCCTCTTCCTCTGGCTCAGGCGGGGTTTCTGTAACTACGTATTCCTCTTGAGAGGCGTCGTCGTTCTCTGTCAGTTTTTCATTACTCATGGTTTAGCCCTCAGATAAACGCTTTGATGGCAAGCGGGTCACCCACTACGCCACCCACGATGTCTAGGTCATTGAAGATTACGAAAAGCGCCTCTTCGTCACTACCGAAGGGGACCTTCCACCGATCTCCGCCGTACTTGGGAACGCGAACGTAATCGCCCGGTTTGCACCAAGATCCTTCCGGCCAAGACTCCATCGTGTTGCGATTCTTAAAGGCCAACGGCCCAAGGCTTACGACCTTGGCAATCTGGGTATTCCAGATCTCCGTCTCTCGCGTTTCGGTGTGCAGAATAATTCCGCCTTCGGACGTACGCTTTGCTGTACGAATCTGCACTAAAACACGCGAACCAAATGGAATCAAACCCGGCTCTACACTAGGAAAAGCCTGTTCTAACGTAGCCATTAAATATCCTCTAGGTCGTCTTCTTCTGCTTGTAGAAGTCGATCAATGTAAGTTAACGCGGCCTGCAACCCGGCGTAAGTGCCCACTGCCTTGCCATACTCAAACGAAGCATCCTTACCCTCAAGCTGCCGCTTCATCGCGTCGTGTGCGACACGAGCCTTGGCCCGCTCCAATTCATCAATGATGCGTTCAATCATGCGTTCTTTTTACCCTTTGACATTAGCGCGGGCGTTGCCTTGGGGTCGCCCTTTACCCCTTTGGTCCCTTCGACCATGCCCTTCTTCGGGCCACCGTTCTTCATCTTCTGCCCATCGACGGACATTCCCATCGCGAGCATCTTGTGTTGGTTCATGTAATCGTTTGCCATAAATCACCCTTAAGGATTGATACCCGTACCTGTTGAAACACCGACCTTTTCACCCGTGATGGCTTCCATCGCAGCGATCTGCTTGGCCGTATCGTTGTCTTCACGATTCGTAACCAGCTTGACGTTAAGTTCCGCTGCCTGACGTTTGTCGAGTCGGTCCTGTTTAAGCGCTTCACGCTGCATGTTGTCTTGCGCACGTTGCTGAGTTTGAACTTCCTCGCGCTGAAGTTTGGCTTGCGCGAGCTGCAACTCCGCCTGCTTGACCTGAATGTTCGCTTGATCCGCCGCAGCCTTGCGCTGCACATCGGCCATTTGAGCGGCGACTTTCGGATCTTGCGGCGCATTCATGCCCTGCATCTCTTGGAGCATTCCAATGGCCTGCTGGACAATCTGCGGAATCGCTGAGAACGCTTCTTGCGCATCCGGTACGACACGCTGAGAAGCCGCCGCCAGCATCTGGTCAAATGAGCGTTTGACCTCTTTGTCCTTCACTTTTTGGAACTCGGAAATATCTCGCCCCGCAGCAGCCGAGGCCACCTCAAATATATGGGTCGCGTACCAAAGAGCAATATGCTCCTTGATGTGATTAAGAATTGCGGGAATGAATGTCCCCGCTGTGAGCATAGAAGAACCCAGAACGGGGCTCGTGAGATAATCAAGGTGAACTTGCAAGTGCGCAAGATGGTCTTGTTCTGGGAACGCGCTAACCGGACGCCCCAATGTCGCAGCCACGTTTTCATTGACGGCATTCAACTCCTTCGGGGTCGGAGCAGGCAGTAGTAGTTCCTTGGGGTTCGGAACGCGCAATTGATTGAGAATGCGCTCCTCTACCTTGCGGATGTCATAGACCTGAGGCAGTGCGAGCGCACGCTGGGCAATCGCTTGAACCTGAGCGTAACGCTGGGCCTCGGAGAAGATGTTGGGGTCAGAGACCGGCACCACATCCATCGGGCCGTCAAAGTCTGAACGCTTGACGAGCAGTTCACCCGTCTCGTTCTTGACCTCTTCGTCCTCAAGGTACATCTGATTGAGCCGGTGCAGCACTTTAAGCGTGCGACCCATGGCGTCATGCAATCGCGCATGAATCGCAGAAAACACCGCCATGCCCTGCTCGATGCGGGCCAACTGCGTCCCGACCGGCATGTTGCCTTGGTTCTCAGAGATGTCTTCAAGCGTAGTCCGTACGACGCCCTTGCCTGCTTCAACCAAGAAGCCAAGCAACTGCATCAAGGTCTGTGAAGGCTGGTTGAACGGAATCGGCATCGCAATCTTTCGGATGTCGTCCGAGAACGCGCCGCCTTCGATCTCCTTCACCTCGGTCGGATCAATACGCTCGGACTGACCGCCTTCGCGACCACCCTTGAGCTTCAACATGCCCGGGAAGTTCGCAATGTGCGCAGAGTCCAAAAGCGCTCTCAGTGCACCCGTCGCCGCAGCCGAAATACCGCCAATCATCTGCGGGATGCCAATGGGGTACGCCCCGCGCCACGGGACGAAGGGGAACTCAATGATCCACTGCATCTCCTCCATGGTCGGGTCTTCTTCCCGCCAGTTTCGGTAGATGGAGAGAACCTTGCCCGTGATCTTGTCAATGGAAATGATGTACGGCGCTAGACCGTATTCCTCTTCCAGATCCGAGATAACGTACACCTCAAAGATCGTGCGTAGGCCATCGTCGTTGTAGGCGTTAGAGTTACGACCTTCAATCTTGTTGTTGGCCGTTTCGGACTTTGAGTACTCCGGCTCAACCGACGCCACCGGAAGATCCACATCCCGGTACATCCCCGAACGCACACGCTGGAGATACTCAATCTCGGTCACGTACTGGACGTGCGTCTTGCGCTCAGCAGAATAAAAATTCGTTGCCGCAAAGGGCAGATAAACATCATCAATCGCAACATAAAGCGGAACCGGGCGCTTCTTGTTCGCGTCCCACGAGAGCTTCATGTACTGCGCACCGCCAAGCGGTACCTGAGTCAGAAGTTGCTCCAACTCCGCCCGGAACTCGGGCATCTGCTGCGTCAACTGCCAGTTGAGATACTTTGTCTTACGCTGCGCTTTGGCTACTTTGTCAGCGGTGGCTTCACCAAAGATGTAATCCTTCGCAGGACCCTCAGGAGGGAAAAGTTCCTTGATGGCCCTTGCCGAGAAGTCCACGCAGACCTCGGTGAGCATTGGGTGCACGACTTTACTTGCGCCCTGAAACGAAGCGCCGCCCGGTGCATCATCTCCAAGTCCCGTCCGTCGTAGTCCCTCTTCATACTGCTCGTCACGCTTTGACCGCGCTTCCTTGTCTTTGGCTATTTGACCCAGCAAATCCTGCGCAACCGAATCCATGTCCGCTTCGGGCATCGACTCAGCAAGGTTCGCATAGAACTCAGACTCCGCCGCCGGAGCCGTCTCTTCACCAAAGCGGACAATGGCACCGCCGTCCTCGGTGTCTTCTACGTCAGACTCTTCATCCTCGGGAATCTCCAAAAGCTCACCCAGTTCTTCACCGGCTTCTTCGGTCGGATCTTCCATTTCTTCAGACGCCATACGGATTTACCCTCGGACGCGCATTGACAATGAGCCTCGGCTGCAACGGCTTGGGCTTGCTCACACTTATCATATCCTTGTCGGCTAGGAAACGTAAACCTTGGGTGCAAGCATCCATCAAATCGTCATGCCGAATGCTGCCCTCGCCGGAGAACGCACAAAGTTGATACAGAAGCGGTTCCGCCCACGAGCGAACCTGACCCTTGCGCTTCTCAGACTCCACAAACCAGACCATGCCGCTCGCAAAGAGGTGACTCACCATGTGAAGGCGCGTGAGTTTGCTTGCTTTGCCGGGATTGTAAGCGTGCGCGATGATGCCTTCTCTTGCGAGCATCTGCCGAAGCGAAATTCCGCTGCCTTTGTCTTCAATCACGATGGTATCGGGCTTTCTGCCGCTCCCCAACACCCGTCCGGGGCCAATCATCGGCTTGATTAAAGGCCGCTGCTCATCATCGCCGTAATAAACCTCACGCTCTTTGTGCACCCGCTTGATCAAATCCGGCATCCCAAGCCGATCTTCCCAACAATCAAGCAACATGATGCAGGGCTTGTCTTCTTGATGGAATAAACCCAAGACCACACACGCACTCGGGTCGGCATCGGACGTTTTCTTGTCGCGAGTTTGCTCCGTAAACGCCGTATCCAGACTCAAAACGATGTGTTCAAACACCGGCAAGGGCTTTTTCGCTGGCCATAACTTGACCCAATTGCGCTTAATGATCCCCTGCTCTTCCGGATTCAGCACTTCGGCGTGAATTTCCTGCCGACCTAGCGTCGTACCCTCAAATTTCAACAATTGCTGCTGGAAAGTCGGCGCTAAGTTCGCAATGTTCTCGTACGTCGACGCCCGAACCACCGTTACATCGTCGCCATCGCGCTCAATCAACTCACGAATCAGCGCTTTGGGCTTCGGCGTCGTCGTTGCCACAATTCTTGGGTGTTTTCCAAGGCGAAGCGCGAACATAATCATGTCCCACGCCTCTTGGTCGTACTGCCACGCCGCCAATTCGTCGCACCACGCGCCATGCCACTGGCCACCACGGAGCCGGTCGGGCGTTTCAGCACTGATCCCTTTGATGAGCGAGTCGTTCTTTAAGATAATTTCCGACAGCGACCGGTTGTATTCCTTAATCGCACGCTCCGGAATCACCGAAATCAACCCCGAATCACCCTCAAAACACGTATCACGAATGTCCGCAGAGGTCGGCGCACACACCAACCAACGGCTTTCGGGCCTTTGGAATGCTTGCCACCATACCCACTCTGCCGCAGCCCGCGTTTTTCCCGCACCACGACCGGCAAGCATCAACCAAATGGTCCAATCGCCCTTCGGGGGAGCCTGATGCTTGTGCCGCTTCTCACACCACTTGGCATGCGCCTGCAACGCAAACAACTCATCGGTCGTGAGCTTGTTTAAATCCTCAAGGATCTTCTGCGTCTGCGGGCTCGTTGCCGTAGCCGGGGGTGCGTTAAGCGTGAGGGTGGGGCCCTTCTCGGACATATCAGCGATAACGCGAGGTCTTCTTCGCGATCTTGGACGGCTGCTTTACAAATTGTTTGCCAGCGGCCTTGCCCTCTCGCTTGGCACGAGTCGTTGCCGCATATTCCGCAGGCGACAGCGCTTCAATGGCCGCTTTGGGGAGATAACGCTCGCCGGTTTTGGAGGAGGGTTTGCCGGACTTAGTTGTCCAACGCTGGTCGCCCCAGTCTTTCAGTGATTTCTGTGGTGAGCGCATGGTTAGTCTCGGTACCCGCCGCCTTTTTCTTTATAGCGTTTAGCCAGTAGCTGAGCTTTCCTCGCGGACCATTGCCCTGCGGCGGTGCCTTGTGTGGCCGATGCCTTGATCTGATTAAACAACTTCTTGCGCATCTCGGGCTTGGTGTAATTACCCGCTGCGTTCACTTTAGATTTCGTTGCCACGGTCAACACTCCATACTTCAGTTTGACGCTTAAGTTTCGGCCAAGTGGCCTCGGTAATAAACGATTTGTCCAATACTAGCAAATGATTTGTGGGCTGCGCGGTATAACGACCGTTGTCTAACTTGACGAAGTAGAACTCCTTGCCCTGCTCCGGCTCCTGACTGAAACCATCCAGCATCGGGATTGCGGTGAAGAGGTAGGTACCGGTGTGTTCTTGGCGGGAACGTAGCCGGGTCTTGATACGGGTCCCTTCGAGAAAGGGGTACTCGGTCGTGCTGAAGTGAATGCCGTAGCAATCCCAAGTCTGTGCGTCGGCGGGGTCCCAAGGGGTCCCTGTGATGGTATGCGCCAACTTGTGCAGCGGGACGTTCCGGTATACCGCGCCGCATTCCAGCATGACGTGGCAACCCCAAGTGCGACCGGGGTGGGAAACCAGACCAAACCACGCAGCCCGTAGCCAGTCGGCGTTGCCAAAGGTGTTGGGCTCAACGTAGCAGTACGTGTGCCGGGGTAGGGGTCCCGCGCCGGTATGTAGCATAAACAAAAGGTAACACAAGTGGGTAGCGTTGCAAAAGTGGGGTGGGGGCCTGAAAGTGAAATGTGCAGATGGGACCCGTTGCGCCACCCGTCGATTTGCGTGCGTCCCGTGTGTCGTCATTCGTCTATTGGCGCTCCGCGCAACGTCTCGCTAGGGACCCACGACCACGCGCCCACATTCGCGCCCATTACTTGCGCCACCGATACCAGTAGCAGCAGCAGCGGTACAGATTACTAGTCACAATTGCATAGCATTGGCGCGTAGCATTTAACTGTTGACATAACAACCTGCTTGCGTTAATCTGTAGTCGTTCGATAACTAAACAGGAATTAGCACACATGATCCGCATATCCACTACATCGAAGCTTGACGGGGTTCGCTCGTGGTCGCTTCAGGCTCGCGAGACTTGTCCCGGCTCTTTTGGTTCTGACGGTGAGCTTGTCCCGGCATGCGTTGGTTGTTATGCCGTTGGTGGCAACTACCGATATCCGAACGTTAAAGAGCCGCGCATAGAAAACCGGGAAGACTGGAAGCGCCCGGAATGGGTCGCCGATATGGTCGCCGCGTTGCGTAACGATAGGTTTTTCCGTTGGTTTGATTCGGGCGATATGTACGCGCTCGCGCTCGCCGAAAAAATTTATCAAGTAATGGAAGCGAACCCGGATGTTCGGCATTGGTTGCCTACCCGAATGCACAAGTTTCCGAAATTCGCGGATGTGATCAAGCGCATGCAAGCGCTGCCGAACGTCATGGTTCGCCCGTCATCCGATAGCGTTACCGGAGAATATGTACCGGGTATTCACGGCTCGACCATTGTCCCGGCTATTGATCAAGTACCAACGGGCGCGACGTTATGCCATGCCGCCACCAATGCCGGGAAGTGTGGCGCGTGCCGTGCCTGTTATGACAAGTCCGTAGCCGTCGTCGCCTATGTAGCGCACGGGCGCAGCATGATGAAAGTAATTCGCGAACAGTTAGCCGCCTAACCAACAGGGAGAACTAGCACATGATCACGTATCGACAATTTCGTAGCCTAGTGAATCGTGAAGTAATCCGTCAGTCTGGCATGGGACTAGAGTGTCTCGCCGATTGCGATATATCGGACTATTGGGATTCTGATTTTACTGATCAGGAAGCGCAGGACGCGGCCATCGAATGCGCCCATATGGTACTGGCCGAAAACGATTTCCCAATGGATTGCATCGGAGAATAAGCACATGAAAGTACGCGCCAATAGTTGGTATACCTACCGTCCTGCGCTCATCGACCAATGGAACGCATGCACTACGCTACGACCGGGCGACCGGGTACAGGTAAGAAAAGCGCCCGGATGTCCGCCACCCAATACCATGGGCCATGCTCACGTTTACGACGAGACCGGGAAGCTGCGCGGCCTAGTTCACACGGCTAGCCTGACGCGCTAACAAGTTTTCGGTGCTAACACT